AAAGCGTATAATCAGAACCTAAAGCAATAGATTCAAATTGTATCTTATCGTCCACACCATCGAAGGCTAAGGAATAGGTGTTGGTGAAGGAAGGAGTGCAGCCTGCGAAATCTTTATAAACTACTCCCCAATCAATAGCGTTGTCGCAGACTCCATTACCCCAATAAGAACTATTATATATTTCGTTTGCCATCTTCTAATTTTTTATAATACCCACCCCCCAAAATCTGCAACATCGTCAGGGTGAACATCTCCATTGCTGTTACTAGTGTATTCAGGAAAAGTGCTTTGATTAAAATTCATATAGTCTATAAACCTTCTAGTATAGTGCTGTGCTGTGTCTCTAGCTTTTTCAATTAAACTGTCTATTCTATCTTTGTCTAATACTGTGCTATTTTCAGGCTGTGTAGAAAAGATTCCGCTATTAGTTATGTTAATACCAGAATAAGGTAAATACTCTACCATTGCCCAATAAATAAGCATATCTTTACAGTAGTCTTTTACTAAATTATAGTAATTAGGATTAGCTACTAAAGTAAGCGTTCCTGCTGTAATTAATGCTTCTATCTTTTCGTATAAATCAGTCCCTAAATAATTTTGCATATGTATGTCCTGCGCTATGCGGATATAAGGCAAAAACTTGTCAGGGTCTAAGTTACCATTAGCACTTGTAAAAGTAACTAAGTCTTGTCGTGTTATAAATAGTGCTTTAGCCATTATCTTACGTCTTTAGGTAGGTTAGGGTTATTAGGACTATATCCTTTCAAAGGCATATCGTTAGGAGCTACAGGCACTTTTTGGTCGTTTATAGGTGCTTTAAAACCTTTGCTTCTAGCTTTGCCTGTTGTTATCTCTGACTGCTTACCATCTTTAAGCATATAAGTTTTTCTAAACCATTTATGGTGACATCTAGCACCGCCTTTATACAACCATATAGAATACGTTGAAGCGCCACGTTCTCCAAAGCCAGCGTTAACAGGCTTTTTATCCATCATTATAATATCTTCTTTTCTATATACTTTGTCTGCTGCAATCATTTTCTTACAAAACTCTCTAGAATTTCCACTTACTTTTTTAGGTGCGTAGGTATATCTTACTTTAAATATAACTCCCTTTTGACTTTCTTGCTTTGATGTACCGTCTTGCTCACTTTTAGCTTTAGGTCTTGCTACTCCTGTGCTAGCTAGGTTAAGCATTTTGTCTAGACTTTCTTCATTGTCATAATCTACTTCTCTCTCGTCTACAACTTCGTAGTTTTCTAAGTCCTCATCTTCTCCTAGAGCTATTAACTCGTCTGCTATGCTGTTTAGTATTTTATCATCTATATTATTGTGGAAACATTGCCTAGTAGCTTCTAATGCTTCTATATCATCTTCTTGCTTTACTCCTGTTTCTTCTTCTATTGTTTCAGCGTCTAGTGTATCGTCAATGTCCATAAACTCTAAAGGCTCAATAGTCTTAAAATACAAGTTTAAGCTAATGTTATTTACAGCAAACATTTCGTCTAAAGCGTCAACAATTAAATCTTGATAAGGCTTAATAACGACATTGTTAAATAATAGACTAGCGTTTTTAATCTCATCAGCGTTAGAGCCTAGACCACCATTACCATCCCTTAATCCTAGTAATAATGGACTAGTCACTCTGTGCGTTAACATTATCTTTCTTTGACATTCGCTACTTAAATACTCATAATGAGCAGGGGCGTCATTTAAAGGTACATCGTCAATAGTAGTCTTACTTTCTTGGTTGTTGTTAAAAGCAACAATTACTTTTTCTCCGTAGCTTCCTGTTAGCTTAGAAAGAACTTGATTTTTAATTTGGTCTTGTTTCTCCCTATCAGGGACTCCATTATTAAAATTCACAATTTTGGTGCCACTGAAACTAGATTGAGCGTCATTGATTAAATAGTCTGCTATCTCTCTTTCTAGTGTTGCATAGCTTGTCTGATAATCTGCTGGTGAATAGTAGAAATAACCGCTAACATAACGTCTAACTATGTAAATCTCATTCTTTGCGCCACTACCAAAAACAGGAAACTTTTTTAATACTGTATTCTTAGTTACTTTAGACCAGTCAGCAGAATATAAATAGTTTTTTATTACTCCATCTTCTCCACATTTCTCTGCTCTTAGCGTTTCTCTTGGAAAGTGTGTTATACTATCTATTTGATTGCCTTTATAAGTAACTTGAAAAGCACCCTCACCTAATAACTTTAAATCTTGACAAACTCTTCTTAAATCTTTAGGCTTTAACAAACCTTTCATTTGTGCGTACTGCTCAGGCTTTCTGTTGCTGTCTGTAGCGTCTAAGCCTTTACCGTAGATTTGGTTTACAATACCATTAATAACAGCGTTATTAGTCGTAGAGTCCATAAAAGCGTCTATAAGACACTGATAATAGTCGTTATTGTCTCCAATACCTACCCATTGCTGATTCTTTTCTTCAGTTATAGTAGGTCTTTCGTAGCTATTAAGTTGTATTAAGTGTATATTGTCCATTATGCAAATATGTATTCGTTATCACCTGTTGAACTTTCAGTATAAACATTGTTACTTATGTTAAAAGTGCTAACTGTTTGGTCTGTTGCAAATATCTTGTCTCTATATATTAGCGTATTGTCGGTAGTGTTTCTAATCTCGTAGGTATAAAAATTAGCTTCTGTAAGCGCTTGAGTCGTGCTGTAAGTGTAATAATAGTCTACAGCGGTTAAAGTTGCGTTAGAATCAGTAAAAATAACTTTGTTTTGTTCTTCAGATTTTATCACTAGTGAATAGGTTTTACTGCCAGAGATTTCTTCCCTAGTTGTAAAGTTAATAATTCTAGTCCCACTTGTTGATAATACTTGCATTTTTTTTTAAAATAAAAAAGGGAAGGAAACTTTTTGTAACCTTCCCTTAAAACTAAACATTATATATTGAATCACACAAACTATGAATTAGTGCCTAATACTATTGTAACATTTGCAGAACTCATTCCTGCGAATGGGTCAGCAGCAGTAGCTCCAGCAATGAAATTAGCAGGCTTTAACTCTTGTCCTGTAAAGTTAAGAGTGTAACCGCTCATATCTCCCATTGCCGCCCCTGTAGCTATTGTTCCACCTGTTACGTCTGCTCCGTGCTCTAAACCTACTAGCATTGCATTACCGTTGTAATCAACAACACAAATGTGAGGTCTACCAAAAGCCATTAATTTAATTTCTTTGTTATCTTCTTTACTTAGTTTATTTAAAGATAATGTTAGTGCTTGCTCAAAGAATGTCGTTCCGTTTTCTCTAGAAGAGTTAATAGTTTGTTCTAATGAACTAGCTCCTTTAACATCATATTCGTAAGCATTAAAAGTTCCAGTTAAGTCTGTTATTTCATCATCTGTCTGTGTAACAGTTCCTAAATCTCCAAAATCTACAAAGTAAACTTTATTGATTCCCCCTACTACATCTTTACACGGGACTTTCCGCCCCAAACTTAAATCACAAGCCATTTTTATTTTTTTTTATAACTGCTTGATTTATAAGCAATTAAGTTAATACTAAAGGGGAGGCTTTACACTCCCCTAGTTAATTATATTATGCGTGGTATAATACAATATCAGAACCGATAGCGTACTGAACACCAGCACTCATTCTCATAATGATTCTTGAATTTTGTGAACCATCAATTTCTGACATATCTATATACTTAACCTCTTGGTTAACATCTGAAAGTAAACCACACCCGAAGAATAAGTTAGTGCTTTCAGCAGCCATTGCTGTATCGTCATTAAGACCGTTAGCAACTACTACAGGAATACCATCAAAAGAAAGTGCTCCGTTAGCATACCATTGAGTCCCTTTGTTATCAGTTCCATTTGCTCCGATTGTAGCAACAAAGCCACCTAATGCTCTTACATATGCTTTAGCAATGTTTTGAGAAACATAAATTTTAAGGCTCTCAGAACCATAAAGAGTTGAAGGAATAGCGTCAACAATAGAACCTAATTTAGCAATTACGTTTGAGCTATCAACTGCAGCGTGAGAAGCAACATCAATTACTGAAGCGTCAGCTAAAGCAAGAGTTACTAAACCGTCAAACTGTCCTGAAGAACCAACAGCACCTTCCCAAATGTTAGTCTCAATCTTAGCAGCTACCATTCCAGCAACGTGTCCAATCATAAAATCTTTGAAGTTAGCTGGTAAATCATCATAAGCAGAATAACCTGCTTGTGCGCCAATCCAATCTTGTCTGTAGTCTTTAGTACATAACTGAACATTAGCTTGAACTTCTTTTAAAGTTAAAACTCTTTCAGCCACATCTACGTCCATATTGTGGTCAAAATCACAAGTCGCATCTACTAAAACGCTTCCAGTAGTACTGATTTTTTTCATCACTCTTTTGTAGTGAATGTTAGGTAAAACAGTAATTAAACCTTTTTCTAGTGTTGGAGCACTTAATAGAGCCGCTGCAACATAATCACCTGCAAACTCACCAGCATAAGTACTTCCTGTAACAGTATTAGCCATCTTTATTTGTTTTTATTTATTATTATTTTTATTACTAATTTTTGAAAAAACGCTGTCCATAATAGTGTTTTGTTTCTTAGGTGAAATTTTTCTACCTACGTTAACTTTCTCATTATTTTCAGGATTGTGTTTAATCGGTTCTGCTACTTCTTCTTTTGCAGTAGCTAATTCAACTTCTTGAACTTCTTCTTTTACTTCTTCAGATAGTTCAGTAGTCTCCTCTTTAATTTCTTCTTCTGATAACTCAGTGTTACCTTTTAGCTCTGTTATTAGTGCTTTAAGTTCATCAATAGTAGTATTAAACTGTTCTACACTTACAAATTGAACTTCTTCTTTAGACGCTTCAACTTCTTCTGTCTCTTCTACCTCTTCTTTTTCTTCTGCTTCTACTTCTTTAATCTCAGCTATTAAGCCTTCTTCCTTAACTACTAATAATCTTCCATCTTCTAGGGCGTAATCTCCAGCAGGTAGAGCGATTTGCTCTTCTTCTGTTTTTATAAATATTGCTTGACCTGACTCAAACTCTTCTGCTACTAATATAGTACCATTCTCTAGCTTTACTTCAGCTAACTTAACAGACTCTTCTGCTAACTCTACGCCTACTATGCCTTTAATTTTGTTTATAATTTCTGTCGCTTTCATATTATTAAATATAATTCTATACTACTAATGTAAAAAAAACGCTAAAGTGTTATACCCAAAGCATTATTTACAGGTAAAAACAAAAAAAAATTAAAAAAAAGTGTAAAAACATTTGCAGTATAAATATATTTACATATATTTGTATCAACAAACAAACAAAAACACTAAAAATTACAACTATGAAAACTTACAACTTTACAATTATTAACAAGACAAATGCTAAAACTATTAATTTTCAAGTAACTCCATCTTCAATGTTTTTTACTGAAGAAATGATTGAACAAGAAGTTAAAAATCAAGTAAAAGATTTTTCAAATGAAAAATACCTTTTTTATGTGTCTGAGGGAGGCACACAAATTCACAGCAATATTATAAGATAATATGAAAGCAAGTAAGCTGTTAACTAAACAACAAAGAAAAGAGCAATATGGTCAGTATATTGCTCTTTTTTCTTATAACAAGAAAATAACATTTGAGAAATTTTTAACTCACACTTTAAAAATTTAAAACCACTGTAAAAGGTGGCTTTTTTTATGCTTGTGTTTTACCTATTCCTTGAGCGTGTATTGTACCATCACAGCACTTACTACTATAGCTTTTACCATCTTTACATAAACAACCTCTACGACCACCAGTAGGCGAAGTCTTGCTAGGTGTTTCAAATTTTCTATCTCTTCTTTTATTTTTCATTATATTAATTTTATTTTTTTACACATCTACCTTCTTTATTTTTCTTGTAGCCTGTAGGACATTTAGATTTATACATTTCATCTTTAATGTGTTTTTCACAAGGCATATACCAAGTTTTATTTTCAAATTCGTGAGTGTGAAAACCTTTGCAACCTATGTTCATAGCTATCTCTTCTGCTTTCTCCTGTGTGCTATAAGCTAACCTATCGTCTATTATAGCAAAATCTTCATCTATAACCATTGAAGCTAAATCTATTTCTCCTAGTTCTTTAAGTTTGCTTGCACTCCATCTAAGACCTGCTTTACCACCCCACAATAAATAAGAAATAGTTCCACAGGCTTTTGTATCTCCTTCTTTATAATACTCGCCAGCTCTTGACAAATAGCTATACATTCTTTTTATAGTATCTACGCTTATAGCTTCTCCTTTTGCTAATTGTTGCGCTCTTACTTTACCTACTTGAGTAGCACATTTATTATTAACTTTTTCGTTTAAGTCAATACCTCTTTTAGCATTATTGCTTACTGCTTTAGGATAGTCTGCATAACTCTCTAGTTTATGCTTTTTTTTT